GGTTTTCGGAACACGAGAACGTAGTCCGGCAGACCGGCTCGACTCATTGCCGAGTCCTTCTTGAGTTGCTTGTGGAGAAGTCCGACTGACTTGGTTCGCTGCATCTCAACGACCGGATCTTTCCATACCGTAATTCGCGAATGGTAGATCCACCCAGCGAACTGATGCGCCGCGATAATCATGCCAGGGAAATCGCGGAGCCCAACTTCGCCGTGCTTCCATTTGAACGATGGCAAGTCGATGCAGTGAACCGCCGAAAGCCTTCCCGGCTTCGTCATCCTGAAAATCTCGTGAATCAGGAATTTGTAGTGCTCGATGAATTCGTCGTCGTCGGCGCAGTTTCCCATGTCCTCGTCGGATGACGAGTAGGTGTAGAGATTCGCGAACGGCGGCGAGTAAACGGAGAAGTCGATTGACTCTTCCGCTGCCGATTGCGCGAACGCCACGCAATCGATGTTGTGAGCGATGAAGCTCTTGCCTTCCTCAGTGTTCATGCCAGTTGAGTCGCTTTCTGCATTCCGGTTTTGAGTTGTTGGTGGGCCTCCATCTTCTGCGAGATGGCGCGCCAGATTCCCTGCTCCGAGTCGGCGATGACGCAATCGACGTTGACCTCGCGCTTTTGGCCGAACCTCCAGAAACGACGGACAGCCTGATAGTAGGACTCGAACGAGAACGACAGGCTGGCGAACACGCAGTGCGCGCAGTGCTGCCAGTTGAGACCAAAGCCAGCGATGCTAGGCTTGGTAATCAGGACGCGCGCATTGCCTGACGAGAACGCATCGAGCATGTCCTCCTTTGACTCGATGGAGTCGGAGCCTGTGATTTCGAGCGCGTCCGGGATCGCTTTGGCCAGCGCCTCGCTCTCTCCGTTGGTTTCGCACCAGACAACGCAAGGCTCGCCCGTGTCCGCGAGTTCGGCGGCGAGCGCGACACGCTCCGCCATCGTTCGCCGCTTGTCGGCGTGGATGTCGGTTGCCGAAAGCTCGGCGCCTCCGAAAAGGAATCCTGTGTCGATGTTCGGACGCTTCGGGGTCTCGACAACGTGAACGCGATTCGTCAGCGGCGGCATTGCGAATCGTGTATCGTCGCCGCCCAGGTCGGACGGTCGGGACGCGGAAACAGCCCACGAGGCGACCCACTGCCAAAAGCTGTCCACGGCGTGGCCTTTCAGTCGCCAATCGCCTGTGTTCGCCGTGTCATTCACGAACCACCGCGCCAGCATCGCGTCGCGAGGCATGATCGACAGGAAATCGGAATGCGTTCCGAGTTCAGTGTGATCGTTCGGGGCCGGCGTCGCCGTGCAAGCCAGTCGGTAGGGATGCGCCGCGAACGCCTCGCAGATGCGTTGCTTGGTCTTTCCCTCAAAGCTCTTCAGGATCGAGCTCTCATCGAGAACGACAGCAGAGAATCGTTGCGCGTCGAACAGGTGCAAACGCTCGTAGTTCGCGATTGTCACGCGCTCCTTGACGCTCCCGTCCCGCGAATGATGGACGGCCATTCCGAGCTTCTCGCCGGCCTCGCGCACGGTTTGCTTCGCGACGGCGAGCGGCGCCAGGATCAGAACGCCTCCCGGTATCTGCCGCGCCCATTCGAGCTGGCAGATGGTTTTCCCAAGCCCCGTGTCAAGAAACAGCGCCGAACGTCCCTTGCGAAGCGCAAATTCGACCGCGCGTTTCTGGAAGTCAAAGAGCGCGCAATGCGTGCCCTTCGGCTCGATTCCATGTTCGGTTGCCTTGATTTTTTTTCGATCAAGGAACCGTCGATAGTCTTCGTGGACGTTCATTTCCCCGTCTCCCTCTTGTGCTGCTCCATCGCCTTCCGAATCGCATCCCGAAGGTTGATGCCGCTTTGCCAGCCGGTGGTAACTCGCCCGCAAACCGAGTACTTCGTCAGCTTCGTCGCATCATCGCGCGAAACGACTACGTTGCCTTGGTTCCGTTCAAGCCAGTCGATCATTTCGGTGTCTGTTGGGTTCATGCTGTCTCCCACTGTTCGCTCGCGGGCTAGTTGATTTGAGACAGGTTAACATCCATCAGATTCAAAGCTTCCCTTGCGTATGCGCGAAATGCGTTGAGTTCTTCCTGTGTGCCAGCGTACCTGATTACCTGTGCGTCGGGCTTGCAAGTGAACAGCTTCCACGCGCGAACCAAAACCTGACGTCGATCCAAGGCCGGAACATCCTTGAAGCACCGCAAGCCCATCGGAGCCTTCGGGTGGTCTTCTGGTCTGACTAGCGCAATCGCCTTGTAAAGCTGAATGGCATCAGTGATTCCAGACATTACAGCCAACACAACCGACGTCCGCATTGCGGCGGCGGAATACAGCTTGATCCCACCGCACACAGCATTGAACACGGCGCCGGTATGCGGTTGAATGGATTTAAGGATCATCGCCATGAGCCGCATGTCTCGCGCTCTGCAAAACACATACTCCTGAAGAACGCCAACAATATCAGCCTCCGACGTGCTCGATCCAAGCATTGCGCCGTTGCTTCTAGCCTTGACTCCCCAATCAATCAGCGGCTTGACCGACTCCTTGACACCAGTGGTTACCCGCATTGTCACCGACTTCCCGACAACAGTAATGGCGTGGAGTCGGTGAAACCCATCAACCAAGATGCCGTTCTCGTCGAGAATGATTCCGTTTGGCATCTCATAAAACGTACCGTTGCGCATGGCATCAACGAACTGAGCCGCGTGCTGGTAATCAACCTTTGACCGTCTGCTTGGGTACCTAGGGTTGATCGGGGCATCGTCGATCCACTTCCTTGCCTGCTCCGGTGTAATGGTTAGAGATATGGTGTTCATGTCTGTCTGTTTTGGTTGTTTTTAGGTGAATGCTTCACTCAAACGGCAGCTTCTCCTGCCCGTCGTCCACGTCGCCGGCCTGCTCGAACTTCGTCCGGCTGCCGAACGTCAGCGCCGTTGTGATCTTCTCGCCGCCGCCGTGGACGGTGACCGAGAAGCTCAGTTTGAACTTCGGCGTTTTGCCGTTGCTCTCGGCGATGTCGATGGCGCGTGCCCATGCTTCCTTGATTCGCTCGGTCTCGGAAGTAACCGCGTCGGTGAAATGCTGGCACGCGGCTTCGCTGATCTTGTCGAGGGGTTTCATGCTTCAATCTCCTTCGTCTTGGGTTTGCGCGCTGCGGCAGTGCGAACGACCAACTCCTCGCGGAGCCTGAGTCCGGGCGGGCAGTTGATCACCGTGACTCGACCCGCCGCGATTTCGTTCTTGATGACTGAGATGCGGAACGACTTCGCGAGGTCGTAGGCGTGCGGGAATCGCGCGTAAACCTTCGCGTGATCCAACACCTCCGGGACAATCTCCATCTCCTGCCGCTGCCCATCGACGCTTACGGGCGCGCTCGGGATGATGCGTTCGAGTTGAAGCTCGGAGTGCTGCGCAACCAGCCTCGCTTCCTCCTCCGCCTTGATCTTGGCGGCTTCGGCTTGGCGCGCTTCCTCCGCGACTCGGCGCAGTTCGGCGGCAGCCGCCTCAGCACGCTTGCGCTCCTCGGCGTTCTTCGCCTCCGCCGCCTGCCGCTCCGCGCGCTCTTGAGCCTCGCGAGCCTCCCGGGCGATGCGCTCCGCCTCGGCTGCCTTCCGCCGCGCTTCCGCCTCGGCTTGCTGACGCTCACGCTCGATGCGCTGGCGCTCGCGCTCCTGTGCCTCGCGTTCGGCGCGGAGGCGGTTCGCTTCCTCTTGCCGGTAGCTGACGACCAGCGCGCCGACTCGCAGGATCTCCGCGCCCACATCCTCGCCGAAGTGCTTGGCGAAGGCGTCGATCTTGGCTTTGGCTTCAAGGATCGGAGCAGTGATTTCTTTCCGACCCTTCTCGATGTCCAAGTCGAGACGGCGAAGCTCGCGCTCGATGGCGACGGCGCGCTCCAAGTCCTCCGTGTTCTTGACCGCGAAGATTTCAGCGGATCGATTGAGCAACGCATCCTTGCGAGCGACCGCTTCCGGCGACGCGATGACGAGCGACGTTGCCGTGGCCGTCAATTGCGTTGTGAGTTCGGTGATTTTGTTCATTCTCCCTCCCTTCGGATGAATCCAGCAGCGATTAGACCGATCAACAACGTGAGCCCAACCGCGCCGGCAGCTATGGTTGCAGCGTCTTGGATGCTCACTTGCCACCCCCATTCTCCCGGATCGCGGTCATTCCCTTGATGATCGCCGCACGCACGCGGTACAGCCGCGACTGGTCTGCCGGCGAGATGTCGTCAAAGCCGCCGAGCGAGTCGGCGTTCTGAAGCGCGTCGGTCTCTTGCGCCCAAGTGCGGAACTCCTCGAAGTTGAACCCCGCCCCGGTGATTGCGTCGGAAAGGGTTTCGGTTTTCTTCGTTGGTTCAGACACCGGAGCGACGGTGGCGACCTCGGTCACCTTGGCCTCCTGCATCGGCATCACGTCGTCCTCGTCTCCGATTCCGCCGAACGCAAACGCCACGCGGCACGCCTGAATCAGTGCCTTGTGCCGCAGCATTCGACGAGGAGCGATGCGCCAGGGCTCGGTTTCGCGCCGGCATTCCGCGAGATACTCGGTGACCGAGAAGGGATGTTTTCGGTCCTTGCGGTGAATCGTGGCGGTGCAAGCCAGGTCGTCTCCATCGCCGTGAAATTCGAACTCGATCCCGTCGAACTGCGGATGGTTCTGCATCATGTTGATGCGACCATCAACGGAGATGACAGGAATGATGCCGCCGCCCTTCTTGTCGGGAAAGGCGTAGATTTCGCGGGTGAATGGATTCAGCCCGTACTGATTGGCTACGACCACGAGAGCGAGGCATTGCTCGGGCGTGGCGCCCTTAAAGACGGTTTCCTGAAGCGTCGCGTGAAGCTTGCCGGGGTCAACGCTGTAACGTGCCGCCATGAGGGCGAGCGCGCTCGGTGTCTGCGGGGTGTTGGTTTTGGCTGGTGTGTTCATGTCTGTCGTCCTCAGTTGCTGCTGACAGTGCCGCAAACCGTGCAGCGGTAGCCGTTGTCATTGCCCTTCTTGCACGGGTTCTTGACTCGGTTTCCGGCGCCGTGCTTCTTGTCTTGGTAGTCGTGCTTGCACGAGCACTGACTGATCGTGGGTTTTCCTGCGTGGTGGTGTGTCATGGTGTGATTGCCGGTCTTTCCCGGCTGTCAGGCTCAATACAGTCTGGCCATCTGCCGGCGTGTGGTGCCGGACCTCGTTTGCGGCGTTGTAAATCGGCACCGCTTATGGCCCACGACGGGCCAAATTCTTAGGCTTCCAAACCGGCTCGGCGTCTACGGTGATGCGGTAGTCACTTCCGAGCTTGTGCCGCTCTCGTGCGATCCGCTCGGCTTCCTGCGGGCTGTTTGCGCGAATTGTGGCTTCGAATCCGACGCCGGACGTGGACTTGATGGACATGCGCCAGATGCATTCCGCGATCATTGGCAGCGATTGACGCGGGGGTTTATGACATCCGCCTCCCACTCGCGGCGCGTGCCTACGCGATTGCGCTTGGCTTCGATCCTGGCCTTTCTGGCAAGGATCTGGTCGCGC